CACAAGGCATACCACAGCTATTAGGTATGAATCGTAACCTGCCAGCCCCGCAACAAGTTGCGCGGGGCCTGGCGTACATATCTAAACGGTACGGCAAACCATCTGTTGCATGGAATCATGAAAGACATTACGGTTGGTACTAACAAAGGAGAGATAAATGCCTAGAACAAATAACACTATACAACCCCCAGATACAGCAGAAGAAGTAATAGAAATAGATTCTTTATGTGTTAGTTGTAATCACGACACACAGAGCAGTTGGTTGAGACCATATTTAATAATACATAATTCTAAACAAGCATATATTCATATGAGTTGTGGTGTAAATTGTCAATACTGTGATACAATTACAATACTAACAGAAGATAATCAACGTGAAACTATTCTTGAAAAAGAAGCATGTAGTTCCTGCTTTGAATCTATTAAAAATGATTCTACTGGATGGGAAGAATGTGAAAACTGTGGCACATGGATAGATGAAAACAATAAGTATTGGTCTGACATTCGTGATGAACTAAGATGTCAATCTTGTTACGATCAAGAAATTCAATGCTTCGATTGTGATGCAAGATACCATGAAAGTAATGGACATGAATGCTCAGATGATGATGATGAGTCATCATTTGTTATGAACTACTCATACAAACCACGTGCTAATTTTCATGGCGATAGTAAATATTATTTCGGTGTTGAACTAGAAGTAGAAACATCACGTCATGGTAACTACTCTTGGGGTGCAGAACATTGTCATAATAAAATGGATGGACGTGGCTATCTTAAATCAGATGGTTCACTAAGCAATGGCTTTGAAATAGTAACTCATCCACATTCATTAGATGAGATACAAAATAAATTCCCTTGGGAAATGCTTGAAGATTTACGTGAAGATGGATTCCGTTCTTGGAATACTACTACATGTGGACTTCATGTACATGTTAGTCGCACTGCATTTAATGCATCAAGCTACAGTCAACGTGAGACACATCAGATTAAGTTCTTAAAACTTATCTATGACAATGAACGACAAGTCAAACGTTTAGCTGGCAGGTCTTCAAACTATGCTACCTTTGGAGACAAAGGTAAAGTAGTACCTAAAGTAAAGATGGGTAATCAAACTGATGGTCGTTACTCAGCTGTTAATGTAGAGAATGATCAGACCTTAGAGGTTCGAGTCTTTCGTGGATCACTACGTAAAGAACGTGTACTATCTTCTGTAGAATTTGTACATGCTGCTGTAGAATATACTCGCAACTTAAAAGTTGCAGGTAATGGCAAGCCATTATCATGGGTAAAGTTTGTTAGTTATATAGCACAACAATCAGATATGTATCCAAATCTATTTCTTATCATGAATGAATTGTTCGATAAAGATACAGACATCCCAAACGAGGAGGAATAACTTATGTGTATGTTATGTGTAGTAGATCCCGGTATCATTCCATCAAGAGAAAAGTTAGAAAACTCTGCTCTTAATAATCCGCACGGGTATGGCTTTGCTATTATCGTGCCTGAAGAAAACCGTATCATACGTGAACGTACTATGAATGCTGATGAATCTATCAATAGATTCTTAAAGTTGCGCGAACAATACACAACTGGTTATGCTATGTGGCATGCACGTTATGCTACTCATGGCGTACAAAATGTATCAAACTGCCATCCATTTATAGTAGGTAAAGATGAACGTACATATCTAGCACACAATGGTGTGCTTGACATTAACATACCTGATAAAGATACTAGGTCTGATACTCGTATCTTTGCAGAAGAATTACTACCAGCTATAGGTGGAGTTAAATCATTAGACAATGATCATGTATGGAGTATGTTGCATGACTATGCTGGTGGTTCAAAGGTTTGTATCTTAACAGTTGACCCAGAAGCAGAACACCAATGCTATGTAATCAATGCTAGGTTAGGTAAGAAAGATAAAGATGGTACATGGTGGTCTAATGATTCATGTTACATAGACTATGGCTATGCTAATCCAGTTAAGAAACATTATTCTAGTTGGCTTTCAACAAATCCTAATGTATCATTTAAAGATGATGAAGATGATTTAGTTGAGTGTCATAACTGTCTTGCAGTAATGGATAGTGAAAGCATAACATTTGAAAGATCACTTTGTTTATTCTGTAAAGCTTGTCTTGATTGTGCTGCATATGAAGGAGATTGCATGTGCTACACACCTAAGCTAACTAACGTAACGAATTGGGGGAAACAAGATTGGTAGATCCAATGTGGATGAATGGCGATGACGAAGAAGAAGAAGAGTTTGAAGAAGATCCTGATACATTACACGACACAATGAAAGAAGATATACAATGAGACAAAGAGATACATTAGATACACACCGAGTAGAAGTACAACCTGGTTATCTAGTTGAAGGTTCATACGTAGTAGAAGTAGAAACAATGGAAGGTCCTGTAGTCTTTGGAGTATTCAAGACTAGACTTGAAGCAGACAACTGGGCATACCATTTTACAGGATCACCAAGAGTGATCGAGGTCACAGTACCTACATTTAACAGGGGGTAACAATGCAGTATATAATTAAACAAGGTCGTGCTATGTCTACCTTAGTAGACGTATCAATCTATGGACCGTTTAATACTCCAGAGATAGCACGTAATTATGCTTCAGATAATAACTTGGGTAATTATATTATTGATATCCTAATACAACCTTACAAATAAATAGATAGCACCATAGGAAGGGATGCCTATGGTATGCTATCCATGTTGAGATGGTGGGCTTTGGCTCTCTCCTTACCCACCACTCAACCTTATAGAAGGAGAGTTGCATGGTCTCTATTGACGACCACGAAATACCTGAACATATATCTTACTCAGCTCTAACAACATGGCTATCATGTGGTTGGCTTTACTATCTTAATCGTGTTAAGAAACTACAAGAACAACCAGCATGGTGGTTCTATGGTGGCAGTGCAGTGCACCGAGCTACAGAAGAATACGATCGGATGAATCCATGAATAAGTTAGACGATTGGAAACGTTGGTGGGCTGAGACTGCTAACGAACGCCCCGAATATTCGGGTGATAAAACTGGCTGGCGTGTAGCATCACCACGTCGCAATCCAGAAGATGAAGACTGGTGGTTTACTAATGGATATAAGTTCTATCAGAAGTGGATTGATTGGCGCAAAGCTAATAGCCATTTGATTATACCTACAACTAAAGATGACCAGTTAACTATTGAACTTGAAATGAATCCAGTAGTAAACGGTATCACTGTTAAGATGTTTCTTGATCGCGTTATGTTAGATACTACTACTGGTGAATACATACTAATAGATTTAAAGACAGGCAAAACTACGCCTACGTCTGCACTACAACTAGGGTTCTACTCTTACGGCCTCAGAAAGATCTATGATATCCACGTTAGTACTGGTTACTACTGGATGGCACGTAAGGGTCAGCTGTCACCGGCGTTCGATCTTGCCGGTTACACTGACGACAAGATCGAATCGCTTGTCGGGATGTTTGACAAGGCAAGAAAAGAAAATGTATTCTTGCCTAACTTCGATCACTGCAGAATGTGTGGTCTGACTATGCATTGTGAGTGGTTTTACCAACCAAAGGAGATAGAGATAGATGAGTAGCACAGAAGCTCCCATCAGCATCACAGTTAAAACACCAGCCGGTAGTCTTGTTACCGTGCGTGGAGAAACAGCAGAAGAGCTAGATCAATTAGTAGCTATGGCTCTTAATTCTATTAGTTCAGCAGTAACAGAACTAGAATCTATTGTACGTAGTGCACCAGCTGCACCACTAACACAAGCATCAAACATTGTAGCTCAAGCACTAGGAGCTACACCTATCCATCAAGATGTTCCACCTTTTAACTCAGCCCCTTCTATTACAGGTGGACGTAACTGCCCACATGGAAAGATGACTGCTATTCAAGGGGCATCTAAGCAAGGTGGCGTGTACAAAGGTTACTTCTGTCCATCAGCACAAGGTGATCCTACTAAATGTAAGACACAGTATCTTGATAAGTCTAATGCAGAATGGAACACATTCGTACCTGACCATATGAAATAATGAAAACACTACGACGCAGTATACGTAAGCAAGAAGTAGGAGGGGAGCCTTTACCGGCTCCCTTTCAAGCATTTCAAAGAGCAGGTATTATTATCCGCCGAGCAGAGGTAACAGTTATTGCTGGCACTCCTGGTGCTGGTAAGTCTTCTGTTGCATTGCATATAGCTGCTCGTCTTAAACAACCAACGCTTTACTTCTCAGCAGATACAAATGCACATACAATGGCAATGAGATTGCTAGCTATGACAGGCAAGATGACACAGCAACAGGCAGAGACAATGATGAAAACCCACCCTGATACTGCTGAGTCTATCTTGTCTGAGAACAACCATCTCTATTGGTCGTTTGAACCTAGCCCTACACTTAAAGATCTTGATGAAGAAGTGTCTGCCTTTGAAACTATGTGGGGTAGAAGTCCTACACTCATAGTAGTAGATAACCTAATGGACATTGCAATGGACGGGCATGAAGAGTTTGCTGCAATGCGACAGGTTATGAAAGAGTTAAAGTATCTAGCAAGAGATACCAATGCTGCAGTACTAGTGTTACACCATACGCAAGAAGGATCGCCTGGCAGTCCATGTCAGCCGCGATCTGCACTGCAAGGTAAGGTAGCACAGATACCAGCAATGGTCTTAACTGTAGGACAAAAGCTTTTACCTACTGGTTCAGATTATTATTTATGCATAGCACCAGTAAAGAATAGATATGGTAAGGCAGACTCAACAGGTAATTCATATATTGAATTATCTTTTGAGCCAGCATCTATGTACTTAGAAGATATATTCAAAGATCACACACAAGAGATGATGCCAATATGAGTAGTGCAGCCAAAGCTAAAGGATCTAAAGCCGAACTAGATGTAGTTAAGTATCTTAAGCAATGGTATCCCTACGTAGATCGTAGGCTAGCAGGTGCTACTCTAGATAAAGGTGACATCTCTGGTATACCAGGTGTGACTATAGAAATTAAGAACCATGCTCAGATGAATCTAGCAGGGTGGATAGAAGAACTAAAGATTGAAATGGCAAACGATAACGCATGGACTGGTGTGCTAGTACATAAACGCAAAGGCAAAGCAGATCCTGCTGACTGGTACGCTACCATGCCGTTATCAATATGGATTGATCTCTTGCAAAGAGTAACATCAGGAGGTAAAGCAGGTGGAGAAACATAGTATCAAGGATTGGTTTAACCATATTGGAGTAACCATTCCAGCAGATAACAGTGGTTGGCGCAAGATGCGCTGTCCATATCATGATGATAGCCATGCTAGTGCAACAGTTAATTATACTATCAATAGGTTTCATTGCTTTGGTTGTGGTGTAACTGGTGATACTTATGATTTAATTATGAAAGAAAGAGGGGGCACATTAGTTGAGGCTATCGAATTCGCATCGACAATTTCTAATGCGGGCGACGCAACAATACGCAGGACATATAAATCAAGCCGAGCAATATCTGTTAACAAGACAGCTCTCGGTAGACGAGGCAAAACTCTTTCACCTGGGAGTAGTCGTCGATCCTCTTCCGGGTCATGAAGCTTTTGCTGGAAGAATAGCTATACCCTACATCACACCCAGTGGTGTAGTAGATATAAGGTTCCGTGCAATAAACAATGAAGAACCAAAGTACATGGGAATGATTGGTGCTAAGACCACCATGTTTAATACTCAAGCTTGCTTTGTTGCAACTAAATATATCTGTGTTACCGAAGGTGAGTTTGATTCTATTATGATGTCAGTTAAAACTGTGCATCCAACAATAGGAATTCCAGGTGCTAATAACTGGAAACCACACTACGGTAGAATCTTAGATGACTTTGATATGGTTATCGTACTAACAGATGGAGACAATGCAGGTGCAGAGTTTGGCAAGAAGATAGTCCGTGAGCTACCCAATGCCAACATTATACCAATGCCGGATGGCGAAGACGCAAATAGCGTCATTATAAAACTAGGGAAAGAATGGTTAGATGAGCGAATCAGAAATTGTATTGCCTCTTGATGAAAGTGTTTGGGATCACATTGCACATATGGATGGGAGTATAGGTGTTGCTGTCACAGAATCCAAGACGCTTGACTTGCTTGGAGCGTTGTATGATATTTATTGGACTTCCAAAGAGAACCTTTCAGAAGCGCAGGAACTTCTTATCGGACTGGCTGCGTTACTGGTAGCAGCACCATTGGGATATGCAGAAAAAGTATGGCAAGAACTACAGGTTAAAGAGTCTATGAAGAACTTTGAGCTACGAGCGAAAGAAGTTCTAGATGCAGGAGAATGACGTTGATACAATCTTGGCTGAGCTCAAAGCCATCTTACTACGCAAGCAGGAAGACTACGGGCCGCTCAATATCTCGCTCTCACCAGGAGGTCCTTATAACGGATTACGTGTCCGTATGTTTGATAAACTCCAGCGGTTTAGTCATCTATATGAAACACAAAACGACACGCCGAATTACGAGTCCCTTAGAGATACCTTTATCGACCTTGCAAACTATGCCATAATAGGCATACTAGTCCAAAATGGACAGTGGGAAGGTGTACCTAATGGAAAGAGTAGTAGTCTTGTCGGACCTACAGATTCCGTATCAAGACCCGAAAGCTTTGACCTCAGTCCTGAACTTCATCAAGGACTACAAGCCCACGCAGCTATGGTGCGTAGGCGACGAACTGGACGCTCCAGAACCTAGCCGTTGGAACAAAGGCATGGCAGGAGAGTACGCGCCTACACTACAAGGTTCGATAGATCAAACACATAAGATAATGTCTGACTTCCGAGTAGCGTTAGGTAAAGATAAACCGTTTATAATTCAAAGATCCAATCATACGGATAGGATAGAAACCTACATCCGTAAGTATGCCCCGGCATTCATCAGTCTTAGATCACTTGAGATTGAGGAACTGTTGGGGTATACTTCTTTAGGTATCCAGTACTTGCACAGATTCAAAGAGCTCCTGCCCGGTTGGGTTATGGCGCACGGCGATGAGGGAAGATCTGTGCAAGTGCCGGGTTCTACTGCACTTAGCCTAGCCAAAAAGCTAGGCAAGTCTGTAGTCTGTGGACACACACATAAGCTAGGTGTACAACATGAAACAACTGGATTAAACGGTAAAACTAATTCAATCTTTGGATTAGAAGTTGGACACTTAATGGATATAAAGAAAGCTAGTTACCTCACTAGCGGAATAGCTAACTGGCATCAAGGCTTTGGTATTTTAATAGAAGACAATCGCAAGGTAACTCCATATGCTGTACCTATTATTAATGGGGAGATTAGATTACCTTGAAATTTAATATTGATGAATGGTTAGACTATAAAGATATGATGATTCGTATAGCTAACGATTATAAACGTAAGTATCCTGTAGTTGAAATAGATGATCTTCAACAAGAAATGTATCTATGGTACGTCAGCCACCCTAATAAGTTTAAAGAGTGGCAGATGTTAGAACCAAAAGATAGAGACAAACTTATAGCTAAGTCATTAAGAAATCAATGTCTTAAGTATTGTGAAAAAGAAAAAGCACGTAGTGGTGGCTATGAATTATCTGATGTGTACTACTATAACGCAGCAGTAATTGAAGTATTCTTACCTACTATTATAGCTGAGTCTTATGAAATGCCAAGCAAACTTAAAGACTTAGGCAATCAAACTAAATCAAATGAAGTTAATGATGGTATGAATTGGTTAGTGTTACGTTCAGATATAGCACGTGCATTCTATCATTTACCTGAAGCTAAACAAAACGTACTACGCCTACGCTTTAGTAACCCTGATGCTCAATGGGCTACAGTTGCTGAAGAGATGGGCACTACATTAGATGGTGCACGTATGAAAATTCAACGTGCAATAACATCATTAATTCAATCTATAGGAGGGTGGAAACCATACCGTGACGAAGACACAACAGAAGAACAAGTCGCAAGTGAAACAGATAGCAGCGACGACACCATCGAATGACAACATTATTATTTGTTGGTGTGATAATGGAACAACCGATGGTAAGTTTACTGAAGGATTAGTCTATTCAATTATCAATGCTAAGATACCAATTCGATCTGCTATGCGTGTACAAGGTAATCAGATAGGAAGACAAAGGCAGAATGCCTTTGACTATTGGATAGACAATACAGATTTTCCTTGGATACTATGGGTAGATAGTGACATTGTTCTTACTGAACGTGTGTTACAAATGGTATGGAATGAATGCGATCCTACTACTAAACCTGTAGTCACTGGTACTTATTTTATTTCCAAAGAAAATGAACAATCATTAATGACTCCATACCCTGCGCTGTTTAGTTTTACAGATAACAAGTATGAAGTAGCTTACATACATCCACTACCAGAAAATGCACTAGCAAAGATAGGTGCTGCTGGATTTGGATTCTTATTTATGCATCGCAGTGCAGCATTAAAGATGCGTGAAGTACATGGAACTATCCCATTCTTTAATGAAACTGGAGCAGGAAAAGAATTTGTATCAGAAGATATTAATTTCTTTCGTGCTATGGCAGAAGCAGAGGTTCCATTATATGCCCATACCGGAGCTACTGTTCAACATATGAAACGATTCTCTTTTGATTTAGA